TTGTCCCCCGTGTCTCCGGTAGAATTTTTCCCACCCCTACCCATGAGACGCACGATTTCGCCCTAATTTCGCGATTTTATTAGTTAATTGATAAAATATATACCTAAAATAAAAAACCCCTTAAAACGCAAAATAAAGCGTCTGAGAGGCTGTCAATCTTTTGTCTTGTATTTCTTTTTAATAAATCGTTTATGTTTCTCGTTATGGCACTCGATACAAAGCGACTGTAAGTTATCCCAGTCATAACGACGATCCCAACCGTCCGGAGTTTGAATCGGGACAATGTGATCGACTTCACTCGCGAACTGTCCACACTTCACACACTTATAATGATCCGCCTGGATCCTCGCCCTTGCTAGCCTCCTCCACGCCTTACCCCTGTAAAAGGTCCCATACTTAGGATCACGGCGTTTATTATAATCTCTGTTAGACTTCCGCCTGGCCTCCTCTATTCTTTCGGCCCTCGCCTTATCGACTATCGGCTTACACCTATCGCAATAGGTCCGGCCGTACGGGATAAGGTCTCCGCATTTACTACAAGCTTTTAATAACATAAGATCATATCCTTTCCGTCCGTCCACACAAAAGAGCCCTCGTATGAGAGCTCTTATATGTGCAACGAATACTGTTAAGGAGGCAAAAAACAAATGAATCACACCTGATTAACCACGCTACTATATTACACCCGCCGCCCTGGTTAATGTAATGACAACTTATTGACAAGTTATTGACAAGTGATATATCCCCTCGGAGTATAACCTTATGACATGCCGCTCACTGAACCCGGTCTCGTCGGCGATCGTATCAAAGTCTTTGCAGTCAATAAAGAACGACTCTAATATATCGGCATAGCGCGGATCTGTAAGCCTGTCGATATGATCCAGTATCTCCGAGCGCAAAAACCGCCCTTTATCCGTGAGCCTCTTGATCCGATCCTCTAGCTCTCGCTTGTCCGAGATAAGATCGGCGACCTCCACCGGATCCCCGCCGCGCGGCATACCCGAGAGATTAGGCGAGCGGACCGAATATATCCGATCATTTAACGCCGATAACTTATCCCGGAGCCTGTTTATCATAATGATATTCTTTTTATAGCGTTTCAAGAAGCGTTTCTCTCGCTCGATCATCCGCACCGTTTCAAGATCCATTTAAGCACCTCCGAGCCTCAATATAACAAAATAACAAAAAAATCCGCAATTCCTTATATATTTTATTTTTTATTATATTTATATATACTTATATATATATTTCTTTTAAGAAAATAAGAATAAAAATGTTATTATGTTATAGAGATAATTAATACTACCAGATATAGTATGCAAATAACGTTTTAACGTAAATCGTTAACGTTTTTTTCATAACAAAAACTATAACAAAATCGTTTTTGTTTTTGTTATTTTCCGAGTTTTTGTTATTTTTTTCGTTCGACTACAATCACCCGGGAAAAATCAGTTTTTGTTATTTTTCTGTTTTTGTTATGTTTTTGTTATGGTTTTTGTTATCCTTTTCGTCGAGAAAAATCTCGATCGTGCTCCACCGCTCGCCGCAAAAAGGACACTCTCGCCGCCGTCGGATACGCCCGCTTTCATCGGCCCTGGTATTTATAACATAACTGTCCGCGCCGCACTTAGGACAATATTTTACACTCATAAGCAACCTCCCCTGTTATTCGAGCGGCTTTAAGTAATGAGCCGCGTCCGCCAATCTGAAACACTCTCGACAATGTGACCCGTCGTGTCGATTAGGTCTCACTCGCTCCACTAATACCACATGCTTATAAATCCGGATCACCCGCACGATATCGCCGGTATGTAACCAACTCTCGGACATTGTACTTGTATACCCATGCAGGAGCTTGTATTTCGCGCCTGGTATCAATACGATCGACCCTAACTTGTTTTCAAGATCGACCGCCGACGCTCTGTTAAATGTTCGCATGTCTTACCTCACTATATACACGTTCGCGAGATCCATCCCGTAAGACGGGATATCCGCGTTACTGTTTACAAAGATATCCGCCACGCCGTCCGGACTGATATCGTCTACATGATAATAACCGTAACCCTCTATCAAGATCGTACAATTTAAGAGACTGTAATCCGGCATAGCGCACGAGTAACCGGCTATAAGACCGTTTTCCGCGGCTCCGATACTGTTACCGGTCTCCTCCGCGCTGTACCAAGCTACCGTATACGTCCCTATGTACTCATGATCCTGATAACCGAGCTCGTCGGCCGGAGTCGGTAACAAGTCGCCTGTCTCGACGTCCTCGTACGTTTCCACCGGCTCCGGGATCTCCTCGACGATCGGCTCCGGATCTTCCGGAACGATTTCCGGCTCTGGCTCCGGAGTTGGTTCCGGCGTCGGCTCTGGCTCCGGAGTTGGTATAATAGTCGCCGCCGGCGTCATGACTTCCGCCTCTTTAACTGTAATGGGCCTTTTTAATTTTGGAACAATATAATCGGGATCCTGTTCGCCTTTACAACCTGAGACCATAAATAACCCGATTAAAAGTCCCGGTAATATAATCTTTTTCATTCGCCGCCCTTTCCTGTTTTAATTACCAATAATTCTTTTAACTTTTCGTAGCTTTCGACAACCGGGACCGGCCTAGCGTCGTCCTGATCGATCACAATCTGAGAGCCGATACGATTCGGTAAAACCATACTAATATGATTTACATTTACAAGAATCGGCTCATCGTGCCGGACACTGGTTAATTCAATAAATCTATCCATCATAATATTACTCCTCATCGTCACCGGCTTTTAAAACTGCAAATAATATCATTCCAAACCCGCCACCGACGAAAAAACCTATAATAAAACCTATAATAAAACCTATTATCGCGCCCATATTATCACCTCTTAATCAATCTTTACGACGATCCTTAAATCATAGCTCATTTTATACCTCCTGACTCCGTAAGCGCTATCTGTATCATACGAGAGCGTACGAGCGCCTCGCCCCTCTTTCCGGCCTGGATCAGCGCTCGAGTATCCGGATCCGTGATAAGGACCGTATACTCCTCGCCGCACGACGGACACTTAAAATAACTCTGAATGATCTCTCGAGCCTCGTCGAGCGTCCTCGTTTTGACCTTGATCTTACCGATCCGAAATAAAGCACCGCATTTATTACACTTAATCTTTTGCATTTATTCACCTCTAATCAATCTTAATCATAAAATAACGTTTACCGTCGCCTTTTTGTTTTGGCTTATCCTCAAAATCGAACTTATAAACGATCTCTTTAAAAAACGTCTTTTTGCCGGTCACATTACCGGATTTAATACCGCTCAGCTTACACCAATCCGTAAAGTCGCCGTATATCTTATCGGTCGAGTTTTCGAGGAAATAATCCTCGTTTAACTCTTTATCATCGATCCAGGAGAGCGTCGTCGAGTTATCCGTCCGGTATCGCTCTAACGCCTCTTTAACGCTCTGAGGCTCTGTAAAACGGCCCCGCTTAATTAACCGGCTTGCTCCTCTGATCGCGATATTTAGGAGATAAGAGAGCGCGTTATCGGTCGTTATCTTATCAAATATCAGCGGATCGTAATCCGGATCCGCGGCCGTAAATTTAGCGTTAAACGGTACGAATAACCACCGGCGATAAAACCCGTCCGACTTATCGAACGACCTCGGGATCGCGTTAGCGCTATATATATGAGTCGCGTACGGACTGACCTTAAACGGCCGCTCGCCCTTACGCTCGACCGTGATCGACTCGCCCGAGATCATCTTTTTAAGCGTCCCGGAGTCTTTGATCGTTACGTTATCGATATCGTCGCCGATATTAGCGAGTCGGTTTTCGAGCTCGGCCATATTAAACCGATCTGTCACCTTTTCGAGCGGAAGAGACGAGTAATTACGCGGTCCGAGAAATTCCTCTATCAAGTCGAGGATCGTACTTTTACCGTTAGATCCGGAGCCGACTAAAATAAACGCCTTTTGATATCTGCTCGATTTTATTAAGCAATATCCGACCATTTCCTCGAATAGATTGATAACCTCACGATCACCGACGAAAACACGATTAAGCATTTTGTCAAGATCCGCACAATAGGCCGACGGATCGTAAGTAACCGGGATCCGGTCGAACTCGATCACGGCCGGATCAAATTCGAGACACTTTCCGGAGCGGATATCGTACCGCGTATTTTTGAGGTTAATAATATACGGATTAACTTTAATATCCTCGCTCCGGATATGAGTCTTAATTCTGATATACGCGAGGACCTCCGAGCGCTGATTCTGTTTGATAGCAGGAAAAAGCTCGATCATTTTACGTTCGATAATCCGCTCGTCCTGCTGATAATAACCATTCTCATAGACGTAAAGCTGATTATTAACCGTTATGATGTGATAAGCCGCGATAAGCTCGTCCCCGAACTCGTTATGACTAAAGCCGACCTTTTTCTTTTCTTCGATCTGTTTCTCGATCTCGTCGTCCGGCTTAAAAGCGTCGTCCCGGCATATCGTCGAGATCTCGTAATCGGCGAGAGGATCCTCGAAAACATAATCGTTAATGACCTGGATCGTCTCTTTAATCTCGTCCCTTTTAAAGCCTTTAGTCTGCAAAAAGACGATATAATTGAAAAGCTCCTGGTTACGGCCGTCGCCGTCTTTCATACCTTTAAAATCAAACTTGCCTGTCGGATTGCTGACCGGATAAAGCCACCGCGGGACCTCCTGGATCTCCTCGGTCGGGACTTTGCGGATCCATTCCCGCATTTTTCCGGAGTCCTTTATTTTGACGTAAGCGTTTTTAGAGTGAGATTTACAGTCCGAATATATTCCAATCGCGAGACGCGTCTTTTTGAAGCACTTCCACGGCTCGGCCGATCTGAACCAAAAATGATAACCGCGAGTCGTTTTCATTACTCGACATTTAAGATCGAGCGCCTCGACAATTTCGAGCATGATCTCGGCGTCTGTTTTTGTATCGAAATCGAGCACGATAAACGGTTTTGGGACGATAAGGCCGACGTTATCGAAATCCTTAACCTCGTCCCAGGTCTTAGCGCCGACGCCGTCCTTAAATTTATGTGTCGCCCTCTTAGCGTCGTCGAGTATGATATACTGCATAATTATCACCTACTTTTTAAATTATCTATGTGTCGCCTTATATACCAGATCGCCTTTTCAAGATCCTCGATCTCTTTGTCCGGATCCTTTTTACCGGCGCGAGAAATATACTTGATCGCATTACCTAAATGGAAATTTAATTTTTTATCCTCGATATAATCGATAACCTCGATCTCGCCGTCTGTATAGTGTGACGGATGATATACACTATCCTCTAAAATTTCAATCATAGCTTTATACTCCCAATACTTTAGCCGCGTACATATCCGCGGTATGAGTAAACAGAACATTCGGATATTTTTTAACGGCGTTATGATAGTTGACCCAAAGCCTCGTATCTGTTTCAAACGCTCCCATATGCCACCGGATACAAGCGAGCTCCTCGTCTGTTATCTCCATTATGGACGATTGTATCATCATAACGGATCTTTCCCCGTGTCCTGGTATGATGAGATCGGACTTAATCGAATACGTTCCGTCGGTATTTTTTTCGTAAAAATCGCACTTACAAAGATCATGAAACATACCGATCACGTACGGCGAGAGCTCGCTTTTCCATTTGAGATTGAGTTTTTCGGTTAGATATACCAGATACTTAGCCACTTCGAGAGAGTGATCGAAAAGACCGCCCTCATATGCACCATGACGTTTACAAGAGGCCGGAGCGTCGAAAAAACCGAGCTCCTCCAAAGCAGGTAAATTGATCGTATCCGGCATAAATAACCGGTACGCCGTGATTCTATCTGATTTAGTCATTTGTTAAATCCTCCACTATCTTAATAAACTCCTCCAATGTATACGGCGAAAAGTGTAAGCCGCCGGACCGCTCGATCCGGATCTTATGTATGATCTGATCGTCCTGGAGGCCGTTCGCTCCGACTTTAAGCTCGAACGCGACGAACCGGCCGCGAATACATACGATAAGATCCGGCTTACCTTTTCCGCTGAATCCGTCGCCGTAAAGATTGAGGCAATAAATGCCCCGATCTTTAAGGTAACGGATCGCTTTATCCTGGAGCTTTTTCTCCGGCTTAATCATCGAGAAAATCGTCGAGATCGTCGTCGGTATCGTCCTCGACGTCCTTATCTTTAAGCTTTTTCTCCCCTGTACCGAAACCGGCGGCGACCGTATAATCATTTAAGCGAGCGCTCTTAAGCATACGGCCCGGCGTCTTATTAGACTCGAACTCCTCATGTTTTACGGTCGCCGTAATATAGCAACCGATAAGATCCGTCTCGTCGATCTCGTCGAGCTCGTAATTATTAAGCGCTGTCTTAGCGAAATACGAGAAAGCCTTAAGAGCGCCCTCGTTAACCTCACCCTTTTTATCCAAGAGCGAAAACGTCTCGGTATGTTTTGCTCCGCTTTTGGTTTGCATATTGACTTTCATTTTTCCGAAATCCTCGTCGTATTCAACCTCGACGATCTTAAACGTTGTCACGCCCTCCGGAATAAGTGAAAAACCGCCCTCTGCTAATTTGATTTTTGCCATTTTATTAACCTCCTAATTTAAATATTTGAGTTATTTTTTTACTTATATTTGAGTTAGTCCAAATAAGTTAAATATTTTTGACTTATACCGCTATACCGGTAATAAATCCGATAACCTCCTCGTCTCGATCCAATACTAGGAGGAGCCGTGTCTCTTTCTCCTGGTTCTCGTCCTCGATTTCCAAATACGCGAGTAAGACGTCGCTCTTTTCGAGTAAGCCGAAAAAGGCGTTACAGATACCGACCTCGTTAAGACCGCTCGAGTCCGAAAAGATCCGGATAATATCGCTCGCTTTTCCGTCGGCCGTCGGTAAGATTGCGGTCGTGAGTCCGACTCTATCGTCCGTATCCGCCGTTACGATCGCCTCGACGATCTCGCGCGTCTTTTCTCCAACCTCACCGGCTCTCAGGAGATTAACGACCCCGACCGGAACTTTCATACCGACCCCGCCGCATACGAGCCACTTATCACCGTTTTCACGCTTTACAATCTGTCCATGAGTACCACAACCTTTTAAAAACTTTTCAAATTTCATTCTTTAACCCCCTAATTTAAATATTTACTGTCATTTTTAAACTGATCTCGATCATATCCGGATACTCATAATTAACGAGGATCGGGATATTATTAAGAGTCATATTACCGCGCTCGTCGAACTTGATCGGCTTATATAAGAGCGTATATTTCGCGATATGCCGTAATTCGTGAGCGACGTTAGATCCTATCGTTACCACGTTCGGCGGGACTCCGTAAAGAGTCCGGAATTTATCCACCGCCGAAACAATTTCCGAGTGTATCAATTAAGACTCCTCCTCGATAACTGACTTTTTAAGCGTAAGAGTCTCGGACTCTTTTAAATACTCCTCATAAATACCGGCCTCTTTAAGCGCGTTACTGTCGACCGATTTCCGGACGGACCTCGTAAGCGTCCACACGTATTTTTTACCAGGGATCTCTACCTTTTTATCGCCGTCCCGGAACTGGCCGGACATATACTTTTTGACGATTCCGTCGATCTCTTTAAGACGGCTCTTTTTATCTTCGAGTTTAGCCTCGGCCTTATCAATCTGAGCCTGTATCTTATCCGCTTCGGCGATAAGTTTCTCAATCCCTTTATCATCCGGCTCGATAGTGTTCTTCCGGAGGACCTTAAGGATATCGGCGTCCTTTTTCTCGTCGAACTCCGGAGAGATCCCGGTCTCGACGTGCTCTTTCCAAAAAGCGAGAGCCGGTTTTACATATCGATCCTCGAAATCCGGGAACGCCTCGGAGAGCTTGAACTCGTATATATTAGTATTCTTATAAGACGGCTCGAACGCCTCCGGATTAGCATAATCTTTATCTCCCAGGAAAGAGACCGTCACGACGACGTTATCCACTCCCAGAAGATATGCGTATAACGCGGCCTGTAATTTATAATAGATCGGGACGTCTGTCTCCCAATCCTCGGCGCGTTTGGTCGTCTTGATCTCGACGACGAAATCGTCCCCGATCGCGTCCCACATTCCGCCGAGCTCTTTTCTATCCGGGAAAAAATCGCCCCATGTTTTTTTAAAGTAATCCGGTCCGTATACGTCCGTCGGACTCTTAATATCCATAAACATAACGTCGTTAAGATACTCGATTACTTTCGGCTCGATAATCTTACCGGCTTTCGTATAGATCGTATCCTCAAACGGCTCCTCGTACGTCCTGGTAATCGCGCACCATGCCTCGAACGGAGTCGACCAGTTATTAAGGCCGAGGATCGTCGCGAACCTCGTCGCGGTTAATTTTTTCGGTTTTTTCGGCGGATCGACTTTGATCCTGTTCCCTGTGATAAACTCCATATAGTTAATTACCTCCTAAATTTCCGAAATTGCGTAAACCTGGTTAAAAAAAATTTACTCCTCGGATCCGCCGAATAATTCACGTCGGAGATCATTCGCGAACGCGATCCCTGTAAGACTCATTATAACGAGACTTATCCCGCTATCCGCATTTTTTAATTTCGGATCATCGAGCTGATTTTTGGCTACTCTCTTAACTGCCTCGTCAAATTCTTCTTTAGTGATTGTCTTTTCTTCCATGTTTTCACCCTCCTATAAATTTATTACGCTTTTACTTTTTCGCTGATCTCGAGGAGGATCTCCTCGGCCTCGGCCTTTTTGAGTCCGCCCTTAATCTTTTTCACTATTTCCTTAACGTACGGCTCGTTATCCCCATCCTTTGTCCTGAGCTTTTTAAGACCGTTCTTAATGCTCTTGATCTGGACCTCGGACGCCTCGCCGTCCTCGTTTATAAGCTCTTTTTTAATCTCCTCGCGCTTTTCGGGAGACGCCGGTCTGTTATTTTTTACAGGAGCCTCGTCTTTTCCGCTTATAGCGTCGAGCGTGTCGGCCTCCACAATATCGAGCATTAACATATAAAGATAACGTCTGATATAAGTCTGGATCGCGCCGACTTTCTGGATCGGGTTTTTAATAAGTGATTCGTCCGGCGCGAGCTGAGACGATATAGCGATCGTTTTCTCTTCCGGATTATCGACGTTGTAAACATCAAGTCGCGCGCCGTTATTGCCGATATCAAAAGCGATAATATCCAAAAGACCGAGCTCGTTAAAGATCTGAGTCTTGACCGGGATTATATCCTCAAGTGTAAAATACTTAAATTCTGCATAGCGGTTAATCCCTGACTTTTTGACGTGTGCCTCCTGGAACCGTTTCCGCGCCTCGGCTAATTTCTGATAAACGTTTTTACCTCTCCAATCGATCGCCTCGGTTTTAGCCGTTTCTGTTTTGGTTGCCATGATTTCTATTACCTCCGTTTCTTTTTTTCTTGTCCTCTTAGGGACGATATAATCATTTATACGCTTTTTTGCCACATCGATATAATATTCCTTATCGATATCGTCGAGCGTTAAAATGTTCGTGTTATCAATAATCGCATGATCCGGACACTCTGAGAGCGTGTCCGCCTGTACGATCGGCGGATCATAAAATACTTTTTCGCCGCGGATCGTTTTCTCATGAACGTACTTTATTTTTTTAATCTGGCCATATCGCGGATTTTTCGCCGCGTATAT